TCTCTAATTTTATATCTATCATTTTCATATCCTATTATTTATGGTAATGGCAAATCGAGTTCACCTTCATACCAATCCAACAAACTCTGCCATCCGTTAACAGTACCAGTACCATCTGCGGAGTAGGAAACCTCAATACGGCCTAGAACCTATAGCTTCCACTCTCTTAACTACTGCACCTCCTGAGGTGCCAGAAGACCCACCCGCATCCCTATTTATCATGTACCTGCGGGTATCTTTAAGGGATTCATAGGTGACAGTACATAAGTTTGAGTCTACATTCCCGTATTGAGTTATGTTCTTATCAACTATAAATAAATAACAATTTATCACTCATAGTGGAGGTAGATAACCCTCCGAGTAAGAATCTTATTTCTGCTGAGACTACACTTACATCTATTGCCATTAAAACTCCAAATAGTATTTGACTTATCCAATAACACAGTATACCATGTTTAACACTTAGACAAAAGACACACTTAATAGGGGATAATGAGGAATGAAATATTTATATGCGATTGTAGAAGATATGGGTGGGAGTCTACACACCCTAACTAGTACTGGGAGTAGTAGAGGTATTAATGAAGACTTACTCTATTCTAATAGTAATTGGTCAGATTTCAATGACACTTTCAAACCTTCCGAGGATATGTTATTCATGGCGGCTGTTATTATCACCAGACATAGAGACACTAACTGGGCTTCTAATGAGAGTAATAAACTATACAACGCACTCGCAAAGTATCGCTACTTTATGATAGGCTATGAGCAAGAACGTGAAGTGGAGGAGAGGGATGTTATTGATATGAAACCTTTTGAAGTAGAAGAAACTGTATTCTATGGTAGTTTATTTAGTTCAGAAAGTTGTAGTATTATAAAGAAAGCTGCTACTTTAACAAAACGAGTAGAACGTGAAGAAGTTTATGTTGATATTACTACTAGTGAAGACCACTGGTGTTATACTACAGACTCCTGCCCTCGTTATACAGGCACAAACTCTCTCACAATGAAGTTACCATTGAGTGTGGATACTAAGACAGTGCAAGGGTATATCTCAGGGGTTTTAGGGAAGACTTACAGTTTTGGTTTGAGAATCGGAGAATAACATGACATAATCAGAATTAGTTGAAAAGTTAGCAAGTGTAGTAGTCGTGGTATTATTGTGCATGGTTTTGGTATGGTAGATTTATTTGTACCAGTTAAGTCGGTAGGTAAAATAAAAAGCTGGGCAATAAAAGAAATACCTGTTGGTGTTCATGTAGAGGTAAAACCTTTGAAGTTATCAATGAAGAAGATTGTGATAGCTTACAGGGTAAAAGCCTTATATGATGATTTATCAAGTAAACTATATAACAGAAAGTAGGGGAATGTTTTGGATAAATTTAAACGTATTGCAGAGAAAGTTCGTGCGGCTAATGAAGGGGCTATAATCACCCGTATTGCACGTAAAGATATAAAGGTAATAGGTTCTATTCCAGTAGCCAAAGGGGACACTACGGCTTATACAGAGTGCTCCTTGGTGCAAGTAGATGACACTTTTGTGTTACTTCACCACTCTAAGAAGGTTATGCCTGTATCCAAAGATTGGCATATGGATAGTAGGGTAGGAGTAGGTAGGCAATTTATGTGGTACAAGATCAACACCAATGCACACGTAGATATCCTAAAAGAAGCTTTCTATATGTGGGGCAAGTACAATAGACAATCCCTAACAGGGTACACCTTTTTAATTTCATATTGTTTAGCTAATGGTTTGGACTTAGTTCAATTAGGTCTTATAGAGAAGTAGTAATGCTAAAACATAAAAACCCCGACATACTTGTCGGGGTTTTTATTGTTATACAGTTACTGGTAAGTCAGGATCTCCCTCATACCAATCTAAGAAGTAGGAAAACCTTGCATTTCCAGAACCCGTGTTTTTAAAGGTAACTACAAACTCAGTGTATTCTGGTAAAACCCTCTCCCTCCCTTCAGGTATAGAGGTTCCTCCCCTTTGGGGGGTGTTCCCAGCCCCGTAGTAATATTCTGATTCTGAGTCAAAAGCCTCACCACCAGTAAAAGTACCATCTTTTATAATGGTGACTGTAGTGGGGCTAGGGTTTACTTTATTATAGTTCCCAACTACCAGTGGTGTTCCTGTAGCTGGGGTTAGTGTTACCCCTTCAAAAATAGTTACTTCCATTTCTTCTGCTATATAATGAACAAGACGTGTTTTAATTAAGACTTTTTTACTCCCAGTTTTAAAATATATATTCTTGGTATCTCCAGAGGATATAGGGTTGGATAAAGGCCAAGATGCGCGCAGGTAGAATTGTAACCCATTTTTGATATTAGCTTCTACATACCCTTGGGAGGTAATAGCTCTGGTTCCTGTGTAAATACCAATAGGAGCAAAAGCGGGTACTCTGTCAGAGTAGTCTACAATACTAAACTTTACAGACAACCCCATAACCCAAATAGGGGATTTTACTATAAGCAGATCAATGTAAGGTGTAAAATTACCACTACTAGAAATTATATCTCCACTTACACTAATTGGGGGTTGAGTAGAGGTGACCACAAACCTTAGATGAGATGTTGATGTATTTATTAAGCGTAATGGAGTTCCAATGGGTATCCCTAATTCAGCGTTTAGGTTAACCCAGCCATCTAATTCTATTTTGTAATCTTCATATAAAGCCATAATTACCCTTAGATACTAAAACACCACCAAGAAATAATCATAGGTGGTGTTGTGGTGTTAAATACTTAGTCCAGACTTAAAGGCTATTAACATGTTTTCTATTTTCATATTACACTTAAGTGCTACTTCATATTTGTTAGCAAACTCCGCTAAGAATGCTTTATCTTCTTTAGTGTTCTGAAGAGACTCTAAGCGAGGCCAATCAATACCACTAGTATCAATAGTAGGTTTTGGTGTTAAGTCTTCTGGAATAGGCTCTGGTGTTGCTTCTAAAGAGATTAAAACAGGAACTTCTTGTTCTGCCTCCTCCACAACAATATCACTAGTCAAATAAACTTGATATGTGTACCTACCTTTAGCTCTAGACCTCTGTACACTAAAATGGTCAAACCCCATAAGAGTATTAAGAGATGCCATCATCTGTGGCATATTACCGTTTTTAACTAGAACACCTTCGGTAGTTATGAAAGAGAATCTAGAAGGTTTGAAAGATTTAGCGAAACTGAATAAAGGGCAAACGGACTCAATATATGAGTAAAACAACTTATCTGATTTAAAGATCATTTTCTTTTATTTCTCCTATTGAAAACTCTTTTAAAATACACTATACTTAATGCACTTTAAAAGAGAGGGAAATATTTCCCTCTCAACAGTAGCTATATTAAGCTAAGGTAGAAACGATATTGGCAACTAGCTCAGGACGAGTGTTAACTGCAACCACTGATGTTTCTGATTCGATAACAGTCTTACGACGTTGTGAATCAAGGAACAAGTAAGCTTCTTCTGCAGTCGTGTTAGCATGTTCTTCAGTATCAGCAGGTGCGTACACTAATTGGAACATATCGAAGCCCATTGGGAACATAACAATGCGACCACGGTTTGCTGTAGCGTTGTTAATCTTACCTGAAATATCTTCAATGTAAGTAACACCTTGCCAGCTAAGAACACGGTTGTTCTTAAGACCACCAAGACGTTGACGCAATGGTTCAACTTCTGAACTGTAGTTTGCAAAAGCTTCTACATAGTCAGGGTGATTCTTTAAGTTAGTGAATGATTCCGAGTCTAACAAAGCCATGATCTCGTAATCGTCACCTTGGTCACCCGCTTTTGCAATCACATGTTGACGGAAAGTTTCGAAGTAATCAGCAGGGTTAGAAGCAACGTCTGTTAAGTCCACTGCACCAGCACCACCTGCAGCACTATTGAACATGTCTGCGTCAGGAACATCGAAGATAGCTTGGTAAGACTTAACTAAACCTGCTCGGTCTGCACCAGCTTCATCTTTAGCGTAAGTCTTACCTAGTAGCGCTTCGTACATCACGTTAGTGTGCAAACGAGCATGACCACGTTGTATACGAGTGATGATACGTTGTACACGGCTCTGGACTGTAACTGAAACATCTGCAGTACCAAATTCACGCATATCTTGGATTTCGTTAGGTTTAGTCACCTTATCTAAGGTGAAGAAAGGGACTTCAATCCATGCGTTTTTGGCAGAATCATCACCAGCAACTTGTCGATCAGCACCACGAGCGGTAGAGTGCATCGTATCAGTACCACCAACAGTACGTTCAAACTGGTGGACTGTTTTATCAGAATAATCTACTGAGAATAAGCCTAGTCGCTCAAGAAGGTTTTCTTCGCGATCTACTAATTCTAGTAAAGAGGTAAAGTTTTGTAATTGTAAATCACCGTCACGTAATGGCATTATTTAATATATCCTTTATGAAATTGAATTAGAATGCTTAGTATTAAGCGAATTGGTTAAGAACTGCTAGGGCTGTAGCATTGGCAGGTACAAAAGCACCAGCATCACTAAACTTAATGTTAGCAGTTTTAAATTTACAGAATGAGTGAGCAACACGCACTAACACGACATCACCAGTATCTGCATTGTCAATACGTTGGTCATCTAAGATACCTGTAACAGTAGCAACGTCTGCAATAGCAGCTTCAGTACCAGCAGTAACTAAGGCTGAACCTTGTTTCATTGTTGCAGTTTTAGTTACAGAAACTGTACGGTGTGTCATATCATCAGCGCGGTCACTGATAAGAGAGTTGATCACAACTTGCTTGCGTTCGAAAGTAGCCATTTATTTTATTTTCCTTTAGAGTATTAAATTATTTGTTTTTAGCTTTAGCTGCAGCAACGTTAGCTTTAAGAGTAGAAGCTAGGTCACTTTTTGATAACTCAGGTTTAGTAGGACTAGATACCTGCGAGCTAAATTCTTTCTTAATGGTTTCTTTCTCGGCTTCAGCAGCATCCACTTTAGTTTGAGCTTCAACACCCATAGCAACAGCTTCAGCCATAGTCGCTTCATTAGATGCTTGTGCAGCAGCAATTACTGAGTTCATAAGAGATTTATGGTCTTCATTCACGTCAGCAGACATGAAGAAAGATAACAAAGGTTCTTTACATTCAGTTAGAAAAGGAGTAGTATCAAGTTGTGCTGATAACTTCTCGGTAGCTAATTGAGTTTCTTTAGCGGCATATGCAGCAAGCATAGCAGATTGTTTTTCCATTTGAGCTTGTAATTTAGCAAACTCAGAAGGATCTACTTGTAATTCAGCAGACATTAATTCAGTATCCTTTTGTTGTGTTATAAGTTTTGATTTAGGTTTAATATTTACAGTATCTTCTTTTGGAGGAGGAGATAAAGAATCTTCATTGATTTCAGTTTCTGAGGTTTCTGACAAGTAAGTGTAAAACTCTTCACCTTCCATAACCTTGTCAACCAAACCTAAACGTAAACAATCAGAAGATGTAAACATTTTAGCATCAGTACCACGAACTACATCAGCAGAGATATTTCTCATATCAGCTACGTGTTCAACAAAGTTTGTATATAGAGAGTCAATCTTAGTCTGGATGTCAGAAATATAGTCTGGACGATAAGTACCATCATCGGCAAAAGGAACTTTACTTGCACCAGCAGTTATATACTTAACCGTGATACCTTCTTCCTCTAAACGTTTGTTTTGGTTTACTAACCTAACAACTACACCGATAGACCCACATTCAGCATCAGGATTCATGATAACTTCGTGTGCCGCAGATGCTAGTGCATAACCAGCAGAAGCTGCCATACCATCAACATAAGCGTAAATCTTAACTCCAGCAGCGTCAGCTTTTTTACGTAAGTCTCTAGCACACTGGAATGCTCTGTAAGCCTCACCACCACCACTATTAACTGACATGAGGATTTTCTTAACATCTTTATTAGAAGTTATCTCCTCCATTTGTTCAAGTAACCCTTGATAAGAGCACCCACCGCAGTAAGCTTCCCACCCAGTTTTCTTATAGGTTGTAGGCCCCTCTACTCGCAGGACACCTACAGAACCCTCCACCAAATCACTAGAACCGTACTTACCCTCATCATCGTTATATAACTTAGCAGCATGATTAGCAGCTTCGTAGATACCGTCATTACGGTCTTCTAGGAAGGATGCGATTTCTTCAAACTTAGATGCTGTTATTAACTGAGGTAAGTCTAGGATGGATTTGGAGAGTCTTGGCAATTTATGTGCCATTGTATCTCCTTTTGTTATATCTTCATAGAAAAATTATAGGACACTAAAAGACATGTTGAATTATATAAGGTTGAAGTTATATATTAATCCCCTTTATACTCTGATATGATAATATTATCAGTAATTAACATTGTAGTCAAATAAACACGTTGATAATTACTGATAAATGTGTTATTGATTAGTAATTAGGCTGCATTCTCTGAATTAGTATCAGAGTTAGACTGAACCTTACTTCCAGTACCACTACTACCCTCTCCACTCCCAACCTTGTCAGGTTCTACGAAAGCGAAACCCATCTCACGTATTTGTGCTGGAGTAGTTCCTTCTGCAACACGGTAATCAATCCCAGCATCTTCTAGAATTTTATTAACAACATCAGGGATAGCTGGTAACATTCTACCGACACGGTTAATGTATTTACCCTTCTCATCTAAGGATATAGGTTGGATTTCTCCCGACACCCACTCAGGCATATCTTCTTTACTTACAACCCAACCGTTAATCCTCATAAGTTGAGGGAACACATCCTTATTCCACATCTCCTCAATGATAGTGATATCTCGTTCAGCGTAGAATGCTTGCATGTCACTCTTACCTTCCAGTAAGTTCATACCACCAGTACCATTCTCCCCTACTGATAAATGTTGAGCGCCTAACACAGTTAGTATTGCACGTCTACGTTGTTCTATTAGTTGTACTAAGTCGAACTGTTTACCACCGCCATCTACACCTAAGAATCGAAGGTTGTACTGTTTAGCCCCTTGCCCACTCTCACTGATAGTATCAGAAGGTAATATTACAAATGCTTGATCTCCTTGATGCATATTAGCCATTGCTTCTTGCAAACCATTAACTAATCTAGCTTCTTGTGAGTTTTCATCAGCAGCACTCTTATCTAAGATATCAATTGGGATCTCAATAACTGGCATACCAGCCATATCTTTAGTGACACCAACTTTAGTGATATCTTGAAGTAGTACTTTCTCACGCCACACATTGTATATAGCGTCTAACGGAGAACACCCTAGAATTTGTGAGTAATCACTAGCATAAGAACTGTAACATATTTTAGCCCAAGGTATTTCTTTAACACCTTTTAAACCTACCTTAGAGCCCTTCAAACCAACACCACCAGTGCCCGTGAATGCAGAGGATGATTGGTTAGCATTGATGTAGGAATCACCGTCATCAGCTACTGTGAAAGGCTTAGATGGGTCTAATGTTAATGGGTGAATAGGGCTTAGTTTTTGAATAGTCCATTTATCGGAGTACTGCCCTTTGCCTTTAATTAATACCTTCTCGAATAAAGAAGTCCCATTTTCAATCATACTTGCAGCAGTTGTCCCAATACTCCTCATAGATTGACCTTGTAGGTTATCTATGTTGTATTGCAGGAAGTCTTTTACTACCACGGAGATTGGACTATCTTTCTTAAATTTTAAATACCCACCAGATTGTGCTCTTGATATAAGAACCTTTCTGCTGTCAATACCACTAAAGATCGCGTCATCCATCAACATTAACTGGTAAGTACGGAAACGATTAGATGGTGAGAGTTCAATAGGTTTTAACCAATCCACCACCTTACGTACTACTTCAATCCCAATAGAGGATAGTTGTGCTTTAGATTGACGAGATTCACGAGAGGATTTGGTGACAGTATTATCAGCAGCTTGGGGGTTTTTGCCCTTTTGTCTACCTTTCCTACTACTCTTACTCATCCATAATATCCTTATGTTATTACAGGTTAACTATAGGGTGATTATAACACTTTTTGAAATGTCAAGCAAATTTAAGAATTACAGATAACAAAAAGCCAACCCGAAGGTTGGCAAGTGGTATGTAGATTATTTCTGTTAGTGCCTAGGGTTCTTATCATCAACTATATCTATCATAGGACAGAACTTATCCTTATGTGATTTAATATACTGGTACACATAAGAATCTTTTATAGTGTATTTTGGTTTGGTGGAGGAGTTTTTAGTACTCTTAATTTTGAACTTCATATACTTTGGAGCGAAGTCTATAACATTATCTTGCCACAAACCAAACCCAATACAAAAAGTCAATAGTAAGATAGGTCATAAGCCCCAGTAAAATACCCCTAGGTCTAAACCATTAGGGACAAAACCTAACAACAACATGATAGGTGTTGATACGCAAATAACCACCACACCCGATGCATACAAACCACAAAATAGCAATGCCGATATTAAACTTAACATCACCAATAAAATAACACTAGATCGTACTAAGGTGCATAATGATACAGATGAGTTATATCTAGCTTGATTTTTAAAATCTGAGGTACCAAAGGTCATATTCGCACGATACAACCAAGATGTTTTTGATAAAGTTTCATGTAATTTCCCCTATTTAACAATGGCAAGTAGTGGTGAGTTTTTATCAGCACCTAGGGTTATTAGTGTTTCCTCTTGCCCATACTGGATCGCCTTGGCAAGGTCAATCCCTTCATCTAATTTGATCTTTGATGAACAAGCAACACCACCTTTACGGTAAACGAATGTGTATTCCATTGGTAATTCTCCTATTTAATATAACCTAGACTAACAAGATATATTGCTATATCCAATTCCTGTTCAATAGCATAACTTATGCTTTGTTTCATGTCAAACACTTTATCATTATAAATTCTACTTTCTAACAAACTAAACTCAATATCCTCTGGTGTTGGAGAGGCTTTACGGAGTCCGTAAGGAATGTCTTCTACTTTATTTGGTTTTGGTAACTTAGTCTTAGCTAATCTTGCTGTTACCTCAGCCAGTCTAGAGTTAACATCTTCCTCTAGAAACATAACTACCACACCACAATCAACCCTACCATCTAAGGCTTGGTGAGTAGAGTGAGGAATACCTGCAATATTAACGCTCTTTGGAATAACACTCATGTAGTCAAAATGCTTATAAAACTCTTGCTTAGTTTTAAAGTTTAAAATATCTTTGTGTTTACTCATAATAGGCTCCTATCATACAAGAAAATTAGTATATCGTCATTTGAGATGCTAACAGTTTCTTGTCCTATATTCAAGAAGCTATTTGAGAGGTTAATGTTGTAAATCAAAACCCCATCTAGTATTTCAGAGTAGTACCCTAAAACTTCACTGTAAGCTAGGTAATGTTCAATGTGTACCAAGTAGTCGTATAATAGTTTATTCATTTTAAAAACTCCTCTACCATATTAACAATCTCATCCTTACTTTCAAAACCAGAGTATAGATTATTAAAAATCAGTTCCTGTTTCTTCAGATGAGTGACCAAGGTGGTACTTTGTTTTAATACTTCACCTTCTTCAACAATCCAAGCTGCTTTATCGAACATAGGCAGCATAACCTTTAGCTTCAAGACGTTTAATAATCTCCTGCTGACGTTCTAGGGTGATAGAATCCCCATAGATTGCACCAATATTATCATGTAGTAACTTTAAACCTGCAGGTGATAATGTGGTTCCAAATATATCACCTAGGCATTCAATAAGACCTTTAGTTTCGTACTCACTAAGAGACTTACCAACTACACCGTCAACAACTTCACTGTAGAATTGCACGTCTGGGTGTGACCAGAAAATAGCCTCTGGTGTTGTACCACCACAATCTAAATATTTTTGATACTCAGAGTATTCATAGAAGGTCTGAAAGTTGTACCCTGTTAACACCTTCACTGGGTCCCCGCTATCAGGACGGATAACCAACTTACCATCACGAGCTAAGATATCTTCTTTTAACATACCAAGGCCAGAAGATACAAACTCCCAGAAATCAAAACTATCGGATACATGGGATAAGATGCCAGTAGGTACTTTAGTCATCAAGTAACGGACATATTCAACTTCAGCTTCTAGTTTAGTAATGCCTTTTTCTTCTACCATTGACATAATATAACTGGTTGCTGTTGAATGTTCAGTAGCTGGTACAGACACACCAACTAATTCAGTCTCAACATTTGCGTTATAATACTTTTCCGCAAACAGAATCGCTGGAATTGTGTCTGTTCCAGCAAAGGAGGTTAGGTGTCCGAAACCACTCATTGCTGCAGCATGACGACCAAAACAGCCACGCATGGAGAAGTCATGACACATAAAAGGAACTAGGTCATGTGGTAAGCCTGCACGATCAAATGATGTCATTGTATTCTTCAAGTATGCGCGCGCGGTAGTCGCAGAGGTCTGGATAGGCCAATTCTCTGTACTAAACACAGTCTCAATATAGTTACTTAACCACTGGAAACCATCAACCGTGTTGATGAAGGTGATTGGTGGGACTCCATAAGGAACTACAACACCCTCTGGCAATGCTTTAATTTCTAACGGTAAATAACCGAGGTCATATAAGTCCTCGAAGTGTTTAGTATCATAATCAAAACCTAACATACTATCAATAATACGCTTCATATTCCCAATAGCTTTTTGTTTTGTCAAGTTAAAGAATGTCTCATTCCAATCATTAATCAATACATCTTTAATGAAGTACTGTAAGCCTACAAATACTACACCATCAGTATTATCAACATTAGATAACTTACCACTACGTGATGTGAAGTTTGAATAAACCTTAGTAATATCTGGGTGATAAGCTTCTTTATGAAATAGTTTATATGCATCTGTTGCTAAACTTGCCATTTGAATAGTCATATTAAGTCTCCTTATTTATTTAAATTGAAGTGAGTTACGTCTAATTTGTTGACGTATTTTCCCACCACTTGGTAACAGTAAACATTATCAACTAAACCTTTTAATACGTCAAGACCTTTTGATGCAATTAAATGAGTTACATATAAATCAACTTGTTTTGCACCAGCAGTTTTTAGTTGTTCTGCAAGTCTGATGAATGAGTACCCACCGTCCATAAGGTCATCTGGGATTAACACTACCTTACCTGTAAAATCTACATCAGGAGGTAATACTGTCTTGATAACCTTACCTGTACTAATATCACGTTCCTTCCCACAGTTATACACATCAACTTCTAAGTGATCAGCGATACTAGCAGCTTTATCAACTGCACCCTTATCAGGGGCTAGGATGATATCGTAGTCAGTATTGAAGTCCTGTGGTAAGGATTGTTTAAAGCACTCTAGTTGAGACTTTTCAGTTATATTAGGCACACTTCCAATATACAAACAATCCTTATTATGTATATCACTACATAATACCTCAGTAAATCCAAAAGCATTCAAGTCTTGTAAAAAGTCATACAACGGGGACGGATTGCCTTTCTCAAATACCCTATCTGCTCTGCCATAACCTAAGTACGGTAGGTTTAGAATAGTACTGAATTTCTGTCCTTGTAGCATTACACAACCATAGAAATTTTCTATACAACTAACCACTAACCTAATTTCCTCCCTAATCCGATACACTGGGGTAGTAGGACAAATATTGACACTAATATACCGTGGGGTTTCTGGTAACTTATCAAGTTTAAAAGTTAAAGCTCCATCACTAAACTCTACCATATTAATTGGGATTTCTTTATTATCTGCAAACACTGTAATCATTTTATTTCCTCCTTATTTAAAAATTCATTCAAACTATACCCTCCCATATCATTTGGGTCAACCCCTTCAGGTAATATAATTTTCTTATCACAAACTCTAGCTAACATTTCACCAGCTTTATCACCATCACACAATGCGATGGTGGCACAAGGTAACGTAGATAACCAAGGTTTAAGTTGTTGTGGATTATTAGACAGGACAGCCAAACAACGTCTACCAGTATTTAGTACACTTATTGCATCCCAAATACCTTCAACTAAATATAGTGGTTCAGTAGATGACAAGTCCACAAATTCTAAACCCCAAGCAGTAAGTACATCCTTCCTTCTATAAGTCCAATATTTACCTTTGGTATCATTGTTACGAAGTTTATCAGCCTTCCAATTATACTGTTGGTATCCTACAATTTGTCCAGTGACAGTCCATAGTGGGAAGGTTATTATTTGGTTATCAAAATCAATCCACCTATACAAATCCTCAACCACAGGACAGATTAAATTACCACTACGCTTACTTAGATGCAAGATGAAACGTACCTCAGATTCGGTCATGGTAATAACTTTAAATTAGAACGTAAATTGTTATACTGACGTTGCAATACCTCTGATGGAACATTATGCACATTATCATTATTATGTCGGTTTTCTACGATAAGGCTGACAACTTCATAATCATAATTTTCCGCTAGTTCAATATAAGGTTTGATTTCATTTTCAGTGGTAGAAGTGTTATGTACAATAATAACCTTAATACCTGTAGTCATATAATCATGTACCAAAGCCCTGCACCAAGAATGTGCCGCTGCAAGGTTTGCAATATTAAAATTGTAATTACCCTCTGAATCATAATGGAAGTCATCGGCAGCTACAGTGTAGCATGTAGTGCATGTAGTGCTTCTAATCATATCATTCAACCATCCAGCTAAAGTTGTCTTACCTGAACCACTACACCCACGAAGGATTATAAGTTTATTTTTCATTGAAATACCTCTCGATTAACTGTCTACGTTCATATTCACTGAGTGCATGATAAACTTCTTTAGTATAACCGCCAAGTAAATATTGGTGGAAATCAAAAAATTCTTCATCGATTTGTTTCTTGAACTCAACAGGATTATCAAATGCCAAGTCAATGCGCTTACGTCCCATACGAAGGAAGGCTTTCTTACTCAGATAATGGGGTGATTTTAGTTTACATAAAACCTCTCCATTTATAGCACACAACACCATAAAACCTTCCTTGTTTGTTCGAGGGATGTCTTTAAATTTCATTAAACCAACTGAAGGTCTGTGGTACAAAGCGTAGTTTGCCATAACATCTAAGAACACCTCACAAGATAACTTACCAGTTTCAATACCTCTAGCTCCTATCAAGTAAGCCCCTTCGGTTTCGTCAACAATATGCAGGTCAGTACTATCACAGATCTCAAACATATAGGTGCGCCCATCAATAAGTAACTCTGTATCACCTAGTTCAATCCACTTACGTGCTAAATCCGCATACTCTGAATCAAGTGTCCCAGTAGTAGAGATAATCAACCCATACTTCTCAGTCATAGTAGCACAACCTAGGAAACCGTTAACCTTAGTAGGAATTTCAACCATACGTTCAGGATCGACTGTAACCCCATTCTCCCCTAAATTAAATACCTTCTTAAATGGACGGATGATTATATTGTCCTCCTCATCAACAACAATACCACGACACTCTAAAAGTCTTTCATCTAAGTGCCATAGGTTATCCCAGAAAACTTTCTTGGTATATTTAAGGATCGACAAACCTTTGTACTTACCTTCAGTATAAGTTTTCTTCTTAACTAAACCTTGTGCAATTAAATCACCTACATTAAATTTCATTTATTTCTCCACTACTTTATGATGGTCTGGGCAGTATACATCTTTAGTTAAGCACATGTCAATTGCTTCTTGTAATGAAAGTATACGCCCATGAGAATCCCAACCTACATCAACTTGTCTACCAATGCCATCATATGACCCATGTGAGTGACCGAAAAGTTGTACCGAACCTCTTGACATTTGGTTCCAACTAGATATAGGGAAATGCATAGCACACACTTTATTACCATTGAACCGAAATTCTAGGTAATCATAAGCATTTAAACCTCCTATCTGGTCACGTAACACGCGATCATGATTTCCTAATACAAAGGTCACATCTCCATTCAAACGTGCAAGTATAGCCTCTGTAGCCTCTCTAGCTTTGAATGAGAAATCCCCTAAGAACAACACTTCATCCTCAGGGGATACCACAGAGTTCCAGTGTGCAATCAACCCTTCATTCATATCTTCTACATCACCCCAAGGTCTGGTGTTAGGGCAAAACTTTATTACCCCTGAATGCCAGAAATGAAGATCACTAGTAACCCAATACTTTTTGTTGGAGTTATTAGTGTTAATCTTTTGTCCGAATTTAATCACAAAATCCTCCCGTTTACATTAATACCTGTAAGCTTTAATTCCGAGGTAATCTTCCTCATAAGTATCTCCTGTTCTGGAGTGACACAATTAAAGAATATATGTACATCCAACACAAACTTTCTAAACTTAACCTTATTACTAAAATCAGGAACTCTGAGTTTAGCTGAATGATATATTACAGG